CATCTACTTATGTTTCGGATGGCGGCAGTGCTACACAAAACACTGCACAAAGTCTGGCGAAGTCTTGGTCTGCGGTCAATGGTTCAGGGACTATTGCAGTTCTTGACTCGTTCAACACTGCCAGCATTTCGGATATTGGAGATGGTGTACATCAAGTAAACTACACATCAGCGATGTCAAATGCTAGTTACGCGGCGGCGGTCAGTCACCAAGAATCACAACGAAATAATGCCTACGGTTCACATGCAACTGGTAGCATTAGGTCATTTTCTCGTTCAGATAGCGGCACATATTCAGACGTTGCACATAAATCTGTAATAATCCACGGAGACCTCGCATAATGGCTAGTGTATTAAAAGTAGATACAATCACAGGAGTAACCACGGCTGGTTCTATTAGCGTGACAGGTGAAGGCAACTCAACCACGACTAATCTGCAACAGGGATTAACGAAGGCTTGGCTTTCTTGTGAAAATGAAGGTACTTTAAGTATTCACGGAAGCATAAATATAAGCAGTATTAGTGACGATGCAACAGGCCGAATTGGTATTACAATAAATAACAACTTCGCTAATAACGACTATTCTATCTCTGGTATTGCTGGTGGTAATAGTAACTCAGACCGCAATCTTGCGCTTGGTGATGATGCTAATCTAACGGCTGGTGGGTTTGTAGTTGACATCAAAAACTCAAGCGGCACTGCCGCAGATGTACCGTATGCGTCCAGTACAATTCACGGAGACCTAGCATAATGGCAAGCGAACTAAGAGTAAACACATTAAAGGATGCCTCTGGTAACAACAGCATTGCTACTAGCTTTGTGGCAGGTGGTAGTGCGAAGGCGTGGGCAAACTTTAATAGCACAGGCACTTTAGCAATTAGGGAGTCATTAAATACGTCTTCAATAACAGATAATAACACGGGCGATTACACTAAAAATTTTACCAACTCAATGAGTGATGCAGATTATGCGCCTCAAGGTGCGGGGCAGAACAGTGCCGCAACAACTTTGGGTTTGATTTTCAATCCCTATGTTCTTGCCGCAAGCAATTTTAGAATGACATTTGTAAACGAAATAGCTGGAACTAGAGACGGAACACAGACTAATACTACCGTTCAGGGAGACCTCGCATGAGTAAAGCAGCAGAATTAGCCGCACTGATTGGTTCGCAGTCGGCGTTGTCAAACAGGAACCTGATTATCAATGGTGCGATGCAGGTGGCACAGCGGGGGACGAGTTTTTCATCAATATCAAGTGCCGCTTATCCTGTCGATAGGTTTTTTGTGCAAGATGTTAATTCTGCGGCTGGCGAAGCTACGGTATCTCAATCAACAACAGCACCAGACGATTTTATAAACTCTTTGAAAATTGATGTCACAACGGCAGACACTTCTTTAGTAGCGGCTGACCAATACAAAATTGAACATCGTATCGAAGGGCAAAACATATCGCATCTTAATTGGGGTACGTCTGCCGCAAAGACTGTCACACTGTCATTTTGGATACGTTCAAACAAAACAGGAAACACGCAAGTGGGGTTTATGAACAGTGCAAACAACAGAGCTTATGTTGCAACCTTTACTATTGATGTGGCAGATACTTGGGAAAAGAAAGAGATAACTGTTGCTGGTGACACTAGCGGAACTTGGCTAACAGACAATGGTATCGGCTTGAGATTGCGTTGGGGTTCTTTTGGCTCAACCTATCAGACATCTTCTGTAGACCAGTGGGTAGGTGCAAATGTCATAAGCAGAGATGACAGCCCAATTAACTTTTTTGATAGCACAGACAATGAACTCTACATCACAGGCATCCAGCTTGAGGTAGGCGAACAGGCCACGCCTTTTGAACATCGGTCATACGGTGAAGAACTGGCGGCGTGTCAGAGGTATTACTTCCAAGAAACCAAACCTATCTATGGTGTGTTTACTGTGGGACGAGTTTTCAACAGTAAAACACCACAGTTCGGTTACAGCTTTCCAGTGCCTATGAGAACACTTCCAAGTATTTCTAATGTTGGTAGTGGATGCGGGGTTTGGTTTTCTTCTGGAAGTGAAACCCAGCTATCTAATCCGGCATTCTACCAAGACAATACATCTGGGACAGATTTGATAAAAGGCAGTTTAGTATTTAGTGCCAATAGTAACTTATCGGACAACAATGGGGTAGCACTCTGCGCACACGCGGCTGACAGTGGACTAGCCTTTAGTGCGGAATTGTAGGGGTCAGACATGATTACAAGCGCAAAGAAATTAAAATACACGTTGCCCGATGGCACTGAGGTTGTTTCGTCTATTCTAATTGTAAGAGACGGACAGACTTGGACAGTGCCTATGAATGAGTCTAATTCAGACTACGCAGAAATCATGCGTCAGGTAGCGGCTGGCGATTTGACTATTGCTGACGCTGACTGATGAAGATGGTACAGCAACAGGAACAAACATTGAAAGTAGCAATGGACTTGGAGTCGCATGAGAAAGAGTGTGCGATGTTCCGTGAGTTGGTACACGGTAAGCTGGACAGTTTAGACAAGCGCATGTGGCGTTTAGAAGCAATGATAATGGGTAGCACTGTAATGGTGGTGGCTATGGTAGTTACAGTATTTATGGGAATGAATTAATATGGCAGCTATAAAGACAGACGCGGAACTCCAATCAGAGATGGGGGCATTGGCTGGGGGTAGCACAACAGTTCTTCCTGAAGTACAGCCCGTGGAACAGACCGTCGGTACTGGCACCACTATGGCAGCTACAACTGGGCAACTGGCTCCTTCTCCCGTAGCAGGTGTAACCACAGCAGCCGAAACAGGTCTAGCCCCCGCAGCCCCTGTGGCTCCTGCCGCAGACGTGGGACAGGTTGCCGGGATTTCTGCAATCACCCCCGGTTTGGAAACTTTGGGCGGCGCACAAGCTGCCCAGCTAACCCCGCCAACCTCTTATGTGGACATGACGGGAGTCGAGGGAACGGTATCCCCTGAGTCTATGGCAGTTGCGGCCACGGAACAACTCGACCCCAAGGCTACAGTCCAGTATCAGCTAGGTGAAATCATGTCTAGCCTAGAGTCTGGCGCACCTATGCCAGCGTGGGCAGCACCACAGGTTCGCAAGGTCAGTGCAATTATGCAAGCCCGTGGCTTGGGTGCATCTTCTATGGCCGCAGCAGCAATCACACAGTCCCTGATGGAATCGGGTGTTCAGATTGCAGCCGCTGATGCAAACAAGTACGCGGCCATTCAATTACAAAACCTCAACAACAAGCAACAGACCGCCCTCACCAATGCAGCCACAGTCGCCGCAATGGACAAGGCTAACCTGTCTGCACGTCTACAAGGTGCAGTCACAGAAGCACAAGCCCTGCTGTCTGTAGATTTGAAAAACCTTGACAATAAACAAAAAAGTGATACACTTACATATAGTAGCCTAGTTCAAGGCTTGTTCAAGGATGGTGCAGAAGAGAATGCACGTCAGCAATTCAACGCCAAGAACGAATTACAGGTGGACGAGTTCTTTGCCGAATTGAGTTCGCAGGTCGAGACAGCCAACTCCAACCGTGTGGCAGCGATGCGCCAGTTCAACACGGGCGAGGCAAACGCAATGTCACAGTTCAACCAGCAGGTTGCTGACTCCCGCGACAAGTTCAATGCAAACATGGGGTTTGCGATTGACCAGTCGAACACTGTGTGGCGCAGGGAAATCAACACGGCTAACACAGCCCTGCAAAACGAATCAAATCGTATCAACGTACAAAACGCCTACAACGCAAGTCAAACAGCCATGAACAATCTGTGGCAACAGTACAGGGACAACGCTTCTTGGAACTTCCAGAAGTCGGAAAGTGCATTGGGACGCCAACACGATATCGGCACGATGGCTATGCAGTTTGCAAACGCTAACGAACTGTACGAACAGGACCAAAAAGATAAGCTGGCGTCCGGAATTGGTAACTGGCTTGCACGTTGGGCAGCAGAAAGTTAAAAGAAATGTCATTTAGTTTTAGTAAGATAGGTGATTGGCTAGATGAGGCCGTAGGCTGGGTTTCGGGTGGCGAGGACAGCTACCACGATGATTATGGTGGCTCCCCTAAAAGCGACTCTGGCGACATCTTTGGGTTTATCCAAAAGGGTGCGAAAGTCTATACATCTATGACGGATAAAGATGGTGACCGGGACCCTTTTGAAACTACCAAGCGCACACCCCCCAAGATTACACGGTATAGGGGACAAGCCCCTAGAGCAGCCGGACTAGAGGCACTCCGCAACCCCGTGGGACTTCGCAACCCAGACATCACCAGTGCCTTGCAAAAGTTTATCAACCGTACAAGTGCGAACCCACACATGGGCCGCATGCAAAATAACATAATGGTAAACAGAAACATCCGGCAGGGACGCCGTACAGTCGGCTTAGAAACACCCAAGTTACCTACCGCCACCAAGGCGAAACCCGCAACCGTCCGAAAAGAAAGTACGTAAGTATGTCTGAAACTGATGCCCAGATTTTGAACCGGGGTTCTGTGGAAAACATGGACCGATTTGCCTACGCACCGCCGGGGCATTCCCTAACACAAGATAACTCGCGCTGGCCTTGGGGTAAGCCTCCACGGGATGTTGACCCGGAAGCTGCCCTCGAACGCGCCATTGCCGGACTCAAGAAGCCGAAGGTTCGCGGCGAACTGATGAAGTTGCTTATGGTGGGTGTTTCTGTGGAAGTGCTTGTGGAAGGCTTCCTGTTGCAGGGATTCCAAGAGGGCAAGTTCACACCGGATGTAGCCGTGCTTATCAAGCCCGCCTTGGGTCTGTTCATTGCGGACATGGCAGAGGACGAGGATGTCCCTTACCGCCTGTTCGAGAATGACGATGCAATGGACGAAGGCGAAATGGACGACGAAACATTCTTCCGTATGATGAAGGAAAACAACCCACGCATGTTCGAGTTTGTGAATGAAAAAGTAAACGCCCAGATTCGGGCAGGGTTAGCCCCGCGTGAACCGCAGGAAAAGAACTTCTTGGATATGGGGGAGAGTGAATAATGGGAATTGGTATTGCATTCGCCACTGGGGTTCTCAAGGGAGCCAACGCCGTTGCACGAGAAAGAGCAGAAGAACAAAAAAAGATAGACGAAGAAAATCGTGCGTTTGATATTTTTAAAAAGGAACAGACGTTTACCTCTGGGTTAGAAACGGATAAAGCTGTTGCTGTTGCTAAAGTATCAGCGGAGAACAAAAAAAGGCAGCAGACTTTAGAGTTTTTTAAGGCTCTTCCCGATGAACAGAAGAACGCATGGTTACAGCAGAATAGAGGCATGTTCCCCGGAATTACGGATGAAATGCTAAATACTGCCAATGCTATGTCGAAGGTAAACACCCATTTTAAATTAGGACAAGTAGAGTTCAAAAACCCGGACTTGAAAGGTACCGAAGGTGTGTACAATCAGGGTACTATTAAGATGGAGAATATAGAAAGGCAGCTTGCCAACCCTGAGTTTTTCGATAGCGTAGTTTCAAGCATAAGTCAAAATGAGTCTACCTTTGCCGCAGTTAGAGATTACCTAATGGGTGCGGAACAAGATATCATAGAGGGGTATCGACTGATTCCGGACAAAGCATTACAGCCCGGAGAAGTCCTTACTACATCAATAAAACGCTACACAAATGTAAATAGACTGATAGATTCTATGGGCGGTTTACATGAGGACCGAGAGGCTGCAGAAACAGAAGTAAACAAGGCGTTAGCTAATACACCAGACGGACGTACTCCTATTGCCTTTACAATCACAGTGGATGAAGACGGTAATAAAAAACAATATCTTCGCAATATATCGAATGACAATCTTAGCCACATCAATGACCTATCTGCCAAGCATGGCATGACCCCCGGTCAGTTTGTTGAAAGTTTCAAAGCCTTCCGGGATATACCTACTTCCGAAGAATTTGGCGGCGACATATACATGAATATGAGCGATGCGGAAATAGCAGATGCACAATACTCAATGCTAAACAACGTGCTTGAAATGCAAAAGCGCGGGTTCGGGGAAATTCTTGCAAATCCTTTGGCAGGTTCCCCTAAAAAGAAAGAAGAACTTGTTAGCTTCTTAAATGAAAAGTATGGCGACGACAGGTACGGTATGGCTGTTGCCTTGGGTTATATGTTACCAACAGATGAAGTATTCCTTGTTCAACCTACGGGGGGCAGACTATACAAACCCACGACTAGAAAGACGGGCGTTACTGTTAATGGTCGCCAGTTTATGATGGACGAACTGGGCTACACAAATGCGGAAATCACAGCCATAAAGGATGGATTTAAGTATTCCAGAGAAACTGTAGACATGTTAAAGCAACTTTCTGTACTAGAAGCAACTGTCCTAAAAGACGAGCAAGGTTTTGCACGAGAAGTCAAAAGAGTGATGTATGGTGCTGGCGCACAGGCAAAACAGCTAGGTGGTGTACTTAAAGACGTGGTTTCATCGGGAGAAGAATTTGAGGGTAACTACAAGAAAAACCCGGATGGTAGCGAAACAACTGTACAATCCATTAACGAAAGCGTTCAAAAACTTATTGATAATGGTGAATTTAGGTTATCTGAAGGTTCTACATTAGCAAATATATCAGAAGCTGACGCTCTGAAACTTGCACTTGCAGCACGTATGGCTCGTGCGATTGACCCGTCAGGTCGTCTGTCTAACCAAGATTTTGAAATACAGTTAAAGAGACTTGGTGGTGCTTTGCTGGGTGATGCACAGTCGGTGCAACGACAGCTTGGTTTGTTGCTAGACGAATTTGGAACTAACATGCAACGTAACAGCGTATTAGCAACAGTGTCTGCGGTGGGTACAAAAATTGATGCCACAACTGCCCGTGCTATCCGCGCAGACCGTATGTTGGAGACCTCTCTTGTAGGTTCAGGAACTTACGCCCCTAATAAAACTACAGAAAAAAAAGAAACCCCGCCGTCCCAAGTGGACATGAATAATTATAGGCCTTTTGGAACTGGCTTCGTCAAGACAGGTGGGACTGGCCCCGCATACCTTGATGCTGAAGGCAATCCATCAACACGCAGAGAAATAGCGGACAAAGGAAATAAATAGCATGGCTGAACAAGCATCTCCTGTATTGTTAGACGAAGACCAGCCTGTTTCTGCTGACGAGCCTCAGAAGAAGAGTCTTGCCGAAGCTGTCGCGTCAGACCCTAATATAAAGTTAGATGATTCTCCCCCTACAACGGATGTGGAAACAGGCTTGCCTCGTATAAGCATCGGCGCAATACCCGCACGTCCTGAAGTTGGTGTGAGTGATGTAGGTGTGGATATAGTAAAAACAGATGGTGTCATACCTGTACAGCCCAGATTCAAAACCCTAGAAGCTTCCGCTAAAAGAAGCCTAGAACAAAAGGCTTTGCGGGAAACTCCTGTCACACCCGAACAAACCTTGTCACGGTTAAATGCGGGAGAGGTGGTTACGCTACAATCTGCCAAAGGTGAAGAAGACTATGGCCCTGAGATTTTGCCCCTGTTAAAGTCAGACCCTGATTTTGCGGCAGATTTTCAGTACAAACTAGATGTGGATTCAGCCCTAAAAGAATCTAGCAAGCAGGAAGTTGACATAGCCTTTACCGACCCCTCTGCTACCAAGGTCGTTACAGATTATATTGAAGACCCCTCCGAACAAAAACGGGCAAAATTATACGCAGAAAATCGTATGAAGGTAAACAACCTGTTGAAGCCACTGGTTGATACAGGTAACTCAGAAATAGACACAGTAGTTCGCCAATACTTTGTAGACCACTACGATACAGGAAAGTTTTTTGATAATCTAAATATTAGATTGACAGAAGCAAGCAGGGGTATGGTCACCATACTTCCGTACATGGATACGCTATCAAGTTCTTTTGGCAGGGCGTTAGGACGCTCTATGAGAAAAGGAACCCCGCTGGGTGATGAATGGGCAGTAGATGAGCAGTTCCGTAGTGACAGAATGGAAAACTATCTGGACACTATAGAAACCGTACTTCCGGGGCCGACTGCAGCCAGACACTTTAACAACGAAATTAGAAAACTTCTAGCCGAAGACTTAGAAAACGACGTGATAACCCAGCAACAACACGACGCAATAGTTTATGAATCTGTAGGCACAGACGGTACTAAGGTAGAGCGTAACTTCATATCTGATGAAGCTGCCTATGACCTTATAGAGTTGTCTTTCATAGAGGCTAACAAAATATCACAAGCAACAACTCTTGTTGGTGAGGGCATGCTCACAGGGGGCATACTAGGAAGAACAAAAAGCGCAACAGCAATCGACGACCTTAAAAACCTAGCCCGCATAAAAAAGACCGACCCACGTTTTAAAAATGTTCGACTACGGGACATGCCAGCTTTTGCTGCTGAAAATGATATAGTCTTAAAAGTAGACACCCAAATGCTAGACTTGGGATTTTTCACCAAAGACCTCAACTCTCAAATGAGACAGGCAAGTATTCGTCAGAAGGATATTCGCAGGGAACTAGAAGTCCTAGAACTTGCGGGTGAAGGAAATTCAACAACTGCCAAAATATTAAAGTCAGAGATGGACAATCTTGGTAGGCTTCAAATACGCAACACAATTAAAAACAAACTAAGTCCCTATGCTACACAAGTCATGGGTCAGGAAGTAGTGATAGGTCTAGGCGGGTTGGCCGGACGTGAAGTTCTTACAGGCGTGTGGGGCATGGACGGTGAAACGTCAGAATTAGCAGGTATGGTAGGGTCTTTGATACTCAACAGGCCCTTAACTAAAGTAGCCAAAGGAACTGCAAAAGTAGGGATGGGAGCGGCAGGGTTTGTAGGAACCAAAGCCATAAGATATACAGGTGGCATTGGTGCATCTATAGACGCTGCGTTTTACAAGCTTACATTTAAGGACACTACGTTAGAAGACTACGAGAAATTAGTGTACATGCCTAAGAACGGTGGTAAGAGAATGTCTTACCAAGAACGTCTGGCAGTCGAACACGCATTTAAGATGGTCGATAAGGCAGGTGTGAAAGAAAAGCAAGCACTTTATAATAGCATACAGGGCTACACAGACCTAACAGACAGGCTAATTGCAGGATTCCCGGACGACCAAAAGGCAGAAGCCCGCAAATTATTTACTCTTTCCTTCGGGGAAAGTACGGGACTTGCCCCTCTAGTCGCATCTTATCAGGCCACGTTATCAAGGTTCGATATAAAAAAGATTGGCAGAGATGGTTTAAACGACGTAACAAAGGCAGGGGAAGAACTGTGGAACCAGACCGTAGCCTCTCAAAAAGCCTTAGATAATTTCGAGCAACACGCGCTGTCTAAAGCAAAGGAAGGCTCCAAAGAAAGCATTCGTCTTCTAGTGCGGCAAACACGCGCACAGTTAGAGCGGGCGGAAGATAATATAAAAGAAGACTTCCTGCAATTAAAAGAGATTGTAAAAAATGTAGAGCAAGCAGCGGCAGCAGATGTATTCCAAGACCTTCCGGCAAACTACATGGAACAGGTGTTAGAAGCTAAACATAGAATTGAGAAAGTAGAAGGTAAAGTTTCCCAAATGAGTGAACCCTTTTACTCTGGGTCAATCTCTAGGCAGAACCTTGAGGAAACTAGCAGGAATTGGATTGAGGCTACTACCAAAAGAACATCCAAGGTTGCTGCTTTGCGAGACAATCGCACTTTACACAGAGGCGCATTAGCTAGACTAGCAGAAGATTTCTTTGAAGCCAGAGCCGAACTCATGGAACAACAGCGAGGCGAATCTTACGCGCCTTTTCGTGCGTACATGCAACGCGAAGACATAACACGACCTGATATAGATATGGCTCCCCTTGTAGAAGAAATGGTGAAGCTATCGGAAGAGAGCGACATAGCACTGTTGTTCGGTCCGCAGGGAACCTTCTTTTCAGGTGTGCTGGGAAGACGCGCACAGAAAGTATTTAATAATATGGTCGTCAGGGCATTTGATGAACTAGGCCCTGATTCTCGTGAAGTATTGACCCAAGGAATTATATCTGCGGGTATAGCAACAGCAGAAGAAGTTGCAACTAAAAGTAACCTAGAAATAGGTCTCATAGCCCACAAATCAGGTTCCTTTAATATATTTGCAAAGGCAACTTTAGAAGAAGCTGAAGAAATGCGAAAGGCTTTCCGGGACTATGGCTATAAAATTAGCAGCCCTGCAGTCAGCCGTGAGTACACAAAGTTTGAAAAACTTGTAGACGAAGTTATGGAAACTGCTGACAAAGAAGGCTTTGATATTTTGAAAGCTTCACGGGACAGATACCGGGGTACTGTGGGAGATGCAAACAGAAAAGGCATGATGACCTATGAACTTTACAAGTCTAGGGAAGGTGCAGAAAGAGTAGGCCAAGCTGAGTTTGGTTTCTTCAAGTATTATTACAAGAACGTAGACCCCTTGTCTGTGTGGGATGGTATAACTACCCCTATGGGTAAAGCTATGAGGGGTGGAAGAGATAGGCAAAAACACCTAGATAAACTTCAACAGGCAGTGACCGACGCTTCTTACGCTTTCGCAGATACTATGACAGTAGTAGATGGAAAGCCCGAAGTGATATTCGACTTGACCACTGAGGAAGGCTTAAAGAACTTTCAACTTGCACAAAGGATAATGGAAGAGGGTATATTCGATGGGTGGGCGTACGATTACCTAGAGTCTTTCAAGCCTCGCGCTGGGGCAGGTGGCGTTAGGCCGGGCATGGGCTACAGCTTTGAGCAGTCCACAAACATAGATATATTGAACGAATATACTAAAGTAAAGGCTCGTGTCAAGAATCCAGATGGAAGTATCTCCGTAGAGGAAGTAAGCTTCCCTGATGTTTCCCGTATGCTCTCTGAAGAAAAAGATATTGTAAATGAAATAGGTGAAGGCGGCAGGTTTGTAAAACAATTTGAGGAGTTCAAGGTTGATTTTAAAAACACAGTAGCGGGGGTAACAGACCGTGCTAAGATTGACGAAGCCCGTGAACTAGCAGGGTTAAAATACTTACAGCACATTTCAGGAACCCTCGACGCAAGGAACTTCTACGACACGTTCTTAGGTTCAAAAGCAACCGAAAGCTTGGAAGATTTAAAAGACGTGTTCATGGCCACTATGAAAAGAAGCGGTGAAATAAGTCCTAAAGAAGCAAAAGAAATGTATGACGCCGCTATTGTTTCCTTGACCTACGAGGGCATGATAGACTTGGGCGGGTACTCTACGGTCGCAGCTACTCAGAGAGGGTTGCGAGGGGAACTTATGACAGGCAAGGTGCTTACCGATGCAGCGTCCCTTTTGCAAGACCTATCTGACCCTACTGTAGTTAAAAACCTACAACAAATAATGGACAAGGAACAGATTGAATATCTGACAGACATAGTGGATTACACTGTGGCAAAATCTGCAGTCTATGCTACAGCAGAAGGCATGGTCAGAGGCATGTCTACAAACGAAGTCCTGAGTCGTGCCTACAACATTTCTAGGGGCATGGTTAGTCCCCTCTACGTGGGTTCGGAAATGGCTATTCGACTGATGGAAAAGAACAGTTCAGATGCTTTACTACTTGCTGTGCAAAATAAAGATGCAGCCCGGATAGTATCCAAAATGATACGGTTCCCTAAATTAATAACACCCACAGAACTAGAAACCCTAGATACTATGCTATTAGAATTTGTAGCTACAGATGTAGTCCGCAAAGGACAGCAGATGATGAATGAACAATATCTCAACACGGAGTCAAGTGAAAATGAAACCAGTACCGAAGAACAATAAAGGCTTGGGCATGCTACCCAAGAAAGTCCGCAACAACATGGGCTACATGTCCTATGGCGGCAAAGCCAAACGCAAGGGATATGCCTACGGCTCTATGGTTCGTAGCCCTATGCAAACGGGAAACATGGCCATGTCAGCCAATCCCATGATGGACCCCAAGAAAAAGATGGGCATGTAGCCCACCCAAATAAATACCAAAAGGAAACCCCGCCGTGTTCGCGGGGTTTTTTGTTGGGTTAAACGTAGCGGCTAGATTTTTCTAGCACCTCGTCGCCCATAGATTTTAAGTAGCGCACTAGGCTTGCAATCTTGTAGGTTCCGTCGAAAGAAGGCATGCCCTCTTCCATTGCCCGTATGAAGTGTTCGGGGTTAACGCAGTCCATATCCATCTCTACGTTGCCCTTGTCGTTCATAACAGCCGTTAGCTTGAACAGGTCAGCCCTTGGTCGTTTCTTGTTCATCTTTGTACGCCTTAATAACATCGGTTGAAAATAACTTCTGTAAATTCAGAAGGTACATCCGTGAGGCGTTGTTATCGCCGCCACTCACGGAACGTTTGTAGTCTAGGTTATCTATGATACGACGTAGTGAGGGAACGTCGAACACAAGGGTTGCAAAAGTATCTTCACCTATGCACAGCTTGTGGAACCAAAAGTCAGCTTCTGTGGCATTGATACCGCTGGGCTTGCCGTAAGATTCGTACTCAATGGCGATGTTGCCCGTCTTCATCCACATACCGCGTTCGGATTTTACCTCAATCTTCTTTTCCTGTAGCATGTCAGCAACCTGTTGCTCACGTACTTTGCCGTAGGAAAGGTCTATGTCAAACTTCTTGCGGTCTGCTACGCTTGGTTCCATACTGTTCATTTGGTTTTACCTTCGTGTTTATCTTTTATCTTTTGCCACTCGTCCCACTGCTCTGACTTGCGGGGTGGATTGTATATAAGATAATCCTTTCCCCGCTTCCAGACAAGTGGTTTCTTTTCTTTAGGCGGCATTTAAGTCCACCACTTCACACACACCCGCAGTACACGCTAGTTCCCGCGAACCCGTGGTGTTGTCCTCTTTCTCGAACTCAGTCAACCGTGACCAGTCAATCTCAACGTGGGACATCATCTGTTTCCACTCAAGGTAATCATCAGGCTCTATGTCTTGGTATGGTGCCTGTTGGTACGTATGGTCACTGAATGGCAAGAAGGATACGCCCGACGCCACGTCAAAGTTTTCGTAGACCCACGCACCCACTTCCATCCATTCCTCTTCCTTCACAGAAACAGTGATAGATGGCTTGTGTTCACACCAGTGCAGAGCATAGGTCTTCCACAACTCTAGCTGTTCGATGGCTGTCATTTCCGTACGTGTGACTGCACCCTTGGGTGATTCCATCGGGAAACTAAACACGGTTGTTGAGTCTGGCTTCATCACGTCACGCTCGTTATGTACGCCACTTTCAATAAGGAACTGCGTCAAGGGGTCTTTGTTGTCCCCCCGAACTGTGCGTATGTAGTGAGGATGATGACGGGCGTGGATACCACTGGCGGCATCAACAAGCTGTGACACAGTGCCACTAGGCTTAACACAGGTGATAGCCGCAGACTGCGGTATGCCCAACTTCTTTGCGTACTCTTTGTTTACCTTGACAGCCTCTTCTTTCATTTCTTCTAGCCATCTTTTGCTGTCCACATTCTTGGACAACACAGGATGGTCCATGATGCCTGTCAGGGATACACCCAGCAAACGCTCTTCTTCTGTGTTCTTCTTCCAGACGTTACGAAGATACTTGAAGTCTGTCATGGTAGACTGCAGGGTACCCAAAATGGTTGCCAAGCGTACCTTGCGCTTCAATGATGCTAGGTCATCGGACTCCCGCACCACGATTTCTGACAGGTTGCAAAACTGGTACGGGCGTAAGATAATTTCAGAACACGGGTTAGTCCCCCACATGTGTCCTTGCTCACGGCGTCCGTTGCGACCAACCTGTATGTCAGCGGCCTGTCTGTTGAAGATGCCTCGCTCACCGGACTTGGACTCGTACAGGGACACCCACTCACGCATAAACGTACCCATCTCAGGCTTGCCCTTGTAGGACACGGAGTTGTTGGCCAACGCACGTTGCCCCTCGTTCTCCCACCACATACCCGACTTGGCGTGTGCCATCTGGTCATCATTCAGGTTGCTGAGTGAGATTAGGGCAGAGCGGCGAACACCACCCACAACCACAATCTCGCCCACCTTGCACATCAAATCGTGGCACTCAATAGGAAATAGCTTGCGGCCACTTGCCTTCTTGAATGTTTCGATGGTGAAGTTGAACAGGTCTACCAGCGGTTGCGGACCTGATGCCCGACCACCCATTGTCTTCAAGCGTTCACCCGCAGGGCGAACAGCAGACACATCAATCTCTGGAACCTGTCCCGCATAGAGCAGGGCAACCAATTCACGGTACGCCTTCGCCCATCCGGGCTTGCTGTCGCCTACCTTGATTGTGGTGTCTGTCTCGTGGAAGTTATCTGAAATTGTGGGCAGCTTTTCCACGTTCTCACGTTCCACAGAAAAGCCCACGCCTGTTCCACACATAAGAATGTACATGCACTCGTCAAATGAACGCGGACTGTCCACAGGGATGTACGAGCAGTTGTACCCGCAGATGTTATCACGAGCAAGTGCCGGACCTGCAGTCATCATAGCCCGCATAGATGGCATGATTTCTAGGTTTAAGATGCCCTCGCGCAGGTCTGATACATCCTTGCTAGACAAATCGTAGTTGTGCTTGCCCTTGGCTTGATAGACCATAAACTTGAGGTATCGCTCCACGGTCTCGTCAAAGTTTTCGCGGCGTCCCTCGTCCTCTATCCAACGTGCGTAACGTGACTTGTGGATGAACTCTTGGTAAGGTGTCGGTAGTAAATTATTCATTTGTCTCTCTCTCTTCTATCAATCTGTTTAAGTACCACTGGGCTTTCTTGAGGTCTTCGTTACCGTTTTTGTATCGGTATCGCCAGAGGTACTTGATAATGTTTCCTTGCAGGTAGTATTGGAACCCATCGCCTGTCGCCGCCGCGATTGCCTCAATGCACTCGATACCTGCTTTATTGTAGTGTGGCGGGTTGTTGACATTGTCTGCCTTCTCTTTCATGTACTTCTCGTGTCTCATCTATTGTCTCCACTGCCTTGGATAGTACCACTGGCGGCGCGTTCTTTCAACTTCCAAATGTTCATTTCTGCAATTTGCTGTAGGTCATAGCCCAAGTCGTCAGCCAGAACAGCGCAGTACCATAGCACGTCACCTATTTCCTTGGCAATCTCGTGCCTAAACTCAGGGGTATCTTTATCGTCCCTAATTATTTTTTTCACCTTGTCAGCAACCTCGCCAGCTTCCCCCGCAAGTCCTAGTGCAGGGTACGTTATCTTTGCGCTGGCAGGGTATATGGCAGTCTTACGTGCTTGCATCTGATAGTTATTCAAGTTCCAAAATTCCTTTGCCCAATTCATTGTTTAACTCCGAAGTCTACTTTTAGTACATTACCCTCTGTGTTGAGAAGCCTATCTTCTGGGGTATCTAGTTCTTCTTTTACACTTTCAACAAAGTCGTTGAATGAAAGTCTTGCCAAGCCCGCTTCCATGACTCTTTCCAAGTCGTTCTCTAGCAGTTCCATAATACCCTGCTGTGCAACGACACCCGCCTCTAGGTATTCATCGTTAGGGTCAGGCATGGGGGTGGTATCGTATGCTGTGACTTTGAACCCCTCTGCATCACTGTCAGTTACTGGCTTCAATATCAAGTACCACCTATCTTTCAGAAGGCTTCCTATTTCTAAATCATGTTCCCGCGTCATCTTTGAGCCACTCCTCTGGTATGGTTCCCTCTGCCCAAGGAAACCCGTAACGGTTTGCCCAATCAGCATAGGTGGTCTTGCTACCTTTGTAAATCTTATTCGTAGCCCTGACAAAAACAAATCGTATGTCTAGGTCAGGGTACTGTGCTTTAACCAGTTGCATCTTAACCCTGTCGCCCTTATCCAAGTGTCCCTTTGCTTCTATGATAATCCCATTTTGGGTAAGCACAAAGTCAGGAGTGTAGGTTCGCGGCTTCGGTATGTAAGTTAATTTCATTTGTTCGTATTCATAAGGAATATTCTTGCTTGCCAGTGACTTTGCCAGCCCTATCTCAAACTGTGACCTAAATTTTGTGCCTCTCATAATCCTAGCAACGGAAATCCCACCTTCACCTCGTTCAGCCTTTTTGATAGATACTGTTCTACTTTTGGTGTTCGCTTTTCTAGTGACAGTAGTTCGTCTGCCAGTAACAGCGTCGGAAGACATACAGTTGCCCCCTGTCTTAAATGGTTGGTAATAGCCTGAAACTCTGCTTCGATTAGGCGCGTATCACGCATCTCCGTATCAGACGACAGGTGGCCTTCGGAAGAAAAGTTTTCTTTCAAAGTTAGTGGGAGTGACCTTTCTAAGCCGCGAACTTGCACGGTTGCAGGGTCACCCCCTCTTTTGGTATGCGACTCAATGTACACACACATAAGCTTGGGATTCAGATTGAACAAATCACGAGGATAAGTTTGTGTGTACAAAATAGGCATTACAGTTCCTTAGTGACTAACTTGGTGTACCAAGCGTTTGGTTTGAACTTTGCTTTAGATGTTACCTTCGGTGCGTACTCTGCTGATTTCCAACAGTTTTCTTTGAACGAACAGAAGGTACAAGTCTTGGGCATGAGTCGGTTACCTGTCTCTATCTTGTTGCCTTTGACCGTGTAGGTCTCCGGCACTGACTGGAAAGGTACCTTGAAGGGTGTGTCGTTTACTATAGATTTGACACGACTCTCAGCTTCCGCGATGTACGTCTTGCTATCTTCGTCTTGGTCTTCGGGTGCCTGTACAAAATCCCATTCACCACTAGACTTGTCGATTACAATCCAACCACCGAACGGCCTGTCTTCTGCCTTGGCATACAGATGCCCCTGCATTATGTAACCGAAGGGGTCATCTTCCTTGATAACATCGTAACCACCGCGACCTGAGAACTTGTTGGAGAAAGACCACGGGCTTGCTGACTTGATGTCCCAAACCTTTTCTTCCCCGTCTATATCCAAGATTACATCTAGTGTACCCTTCACTTCTTGACCCGCAAGGTCAATGGTACACTGACGCTGTTCGTCTACAATCTTTACGCCTGTAGCTTTCAACACGAATATAGCCACAGCCTCAACCAAATCACCCATGAGGAAACGCATGATGTCGTTATAGGCAACATCTTGCTTCATCCCCTGCTTCTCTAGCTGTTGCTGACACAAGGGGCGTCCCAGCCCTGACATGCGTATGCGATAGTCCCCACGCTTTGTGAGTTGCTTACGCAAGGCATCCTTACATTCTTCACCAAACTTTTCTATCAAAGGTTCGAGGCGAGAAGAGTCTACCTCTCCCCGCCCCGCCTTTTGCAGAAAGTCTTGGACTTCTACAAGAGTAAGCATGATTAACCTGCCAGACGACTGGCTAAGTCTGCATCATCCGCACTCATGTTTGCTTTGTTTGCCTCTTTGAACTCGCCCATAACAGATTCGTTGTGGCCACGAACAGTGTCAGCAAACTTCTTCATCAGGTCTTTATCATCATCAGTGATGCTAACCTCTTTTACCAAAGACAACTTAGGTGTCCAGTAAAGTACGCTACCCTTCTTGTGCTTTTCAGTGGACATCTCGACCACTGCTTTTTGCATAAGAATTTTCTTACGGGTGAGGTTGTTCTCAATGAAGTCACGCACAGGCATAAAACCCGAACGCTTAAAGTACGCCACAAATGCCATACCTTCGATAGGAGAAGGTGAGCCATCAGCAAGGGTTGCGTTAGGCGCATCCAAGATACCATAGATAACTTGGTTACATGCAACTGACTTACTCAAAAGAAGGCGGGGGTCATCCGAAGACAGACCTTCTTCTTCTTGGCGTGATAGTCGTCCGCACTTGTTGCCACCTACAGAATCAGGAAAGTCCCCTGACATAGAAGGCTTTTGCACAGACTTAGCCGCGAACTTACGCTCTTCGGCATCCCACAGTGACCACTCGTATGTACGCATGAGTGGACGAATGTTAACTGACTCTGCATACACAGGAGCGTTACCATTCCAGATACGCCACGAACCACGCTTGAGCGGTAGGCCATCATCTGTTTCTGTATCGTAGTTAATAGTCAAGCGGGGCAGTCCCATCTTTGGTGCGTCACCGTCCTCAGACTTTTGACCGCTTGCCTTCATCAAAGTTTCGGCATCATCCGTATCGAATGCTGCTACCATATTGTCTAGTTCGTCATTTAGTGTTTGGAGTTCTGTTCCCATGATGTCCTCTCTATGGGTTGGAGTTGTATAGCGATTATACTTCTAATATAACTTCGGAGTCAAGCCAATTTTTACCTATTTTTAATTCTATTCCTATAGGCATGTCATAGAAGACCCCGTATCTTTTTTGTGCTTCTTCATTTATCATTAGCATACAGCTAGATAGCACGTCAACACATTTCTCTTCCTCACCCGGATAAACATCTAGGACAATAGAATCGTGTACGGTATTACAGATAACTGACTTCATTTCTTGGCGGCGCATTTCCCTATCCAGCAACACCAAGCCCATCGGAAGAAGGTCAGCCGTGGCAAATCCCTGCACAGGGTAGTTACATATAGCAGTGCGGTCTGTGGCCGTACCCCAATCAGTCCACCTAGCATACGGAAAGGCATACTGCCGCCCTGATGGTAACTGGATGTACTTGTGCATTACCGCATGTTTTTGCATACCGTCTTGCCACTCAGCAACCTGTGCATACTTGGTCTTGAAAGCGTTGTAATATCTTTTCTGGTCATCAGTGCCACTGGTGCCACCGTACAAGGGTTTGAATGTGTGCGCCTTGGCTTCTTGTCTGGTACACCCGATAATACCTGCGGTGATACTGTGTACGTCTGTGCCTTCCTGCACATCAGACATGACTGTCTCGTCCCCCGCAAGAAAGCCAGCAACCCTGAACTCCAACTGCGAGTAGTCCCCTTCTAGGATAGACCCGCCCTCGAACCTACTTTCCACGGCACGGCGAATCTCGAACGTGTTACCCCGTGGCATGTTCTGGAAGTTTGGGTTGCGGCTGGATAGTCGTCCGGTTGCTGTCACACACTGCATAAACTCTGTGTGGATAATACCGTTGGCATCCATGTTGTTTTCCATTCCTTCGAGGAAGGAACCGACATAGGTGCGAACCGCACTGTACCGTATGTACGACTCAGCAAACTCGCGGGCTTCACCTCGTAGGCTAGACAAAACCTGTTCCAAGGTTTCCTTGTCCGTCTTGAAGCCAGCCGCCGCAGTGCTGTAAACATCACGGGGTATGAGTTTGAAGCCCGCTACCTCACCAGTCGATTCGTAGCGCACTCCCTTGCCACCACAGGGCTTGCAGATTCTGATAGCCTTACCTAGTGTCCCGTCCTTCTTGCGGGCTGTGTAGCGTCCCTTGCCCCCGCAATCGGTACACTGACTGCCCTTGGTCTTGTACAGCACGTCTGTCTCGTTGATTACGTACCTGTTGAAGTCTTGACGGGACATGCGGGTTCGCCGCTTGGGCTTCATACCTGCACCCCGCAATTCCATCCCCAAGTTGAAGATGCTTGCCCAACGGGACTTGTTGCGTACGGCGCAGGAGTAGAACAGCTTGGAGCGGTCATCTGCACTGGCTAGGTTGATAGGGGTATCCCCCATTGCGTTCGCGGCGAGTTCGGTTAGCCGCCGCTCTAGGGTGAACAGTTCGGTCTGGTACTGTTCTCTGATTTCGTCTAGGGTTTGTTTATTTACTTTGATTCCGTTCTGCTCCATACGGGCAAGAACTTTTGTCATGTCAAGCGACAGACGCAAAGTGGGCAAGAGAGTCCGGTTGTTCATTGAATAGTTCCTCAAATGTAGTGCCAAAGGCTTCGAGTTGTGCAAGTGCTACTTGCTCTGTAGATAGTACATCGGCAATGCCGTATTCTTTAATCACATCCCAAGGAATGTCATAAAACGTTTTACCTTCCTTGAAATACGGTGTGATAACGTCCTTCTGCTTTTGTACGTCACTATACTTTTCTGCAAGAGAAGCAAGTCCCAGAGGCCATCTCTGCGACCTCGCCAGTATATATTCCGAAACCATCGTGTCATAGATATGTCCCTCGTATGTAAAGCCACATTCACGTAGCCAGTTTAAGTCAAACTTAAAGTTTTGTCCAATGATAACGTCAGCGTAGTTGAGTGCCGTTTGCATATCTTGGGCGGCACTGTCCGTGGGTGGCTCAGTGCTGTGGTAGTAGCAGTCGTAGAATACCCGCTCCTCGTTTAACCACTTGTAACCTATTGAAACCAAAGAGTTTCCAAAGTAAGGCAGGGGTGTTGTCCTACCGTTGGCACGTTCTTTGTGCGTGGTCTCCACGTCTAGGGTTAGTACGTTCATTCCATTTCCCCAAATATCTTACCTGCAAAGTATTTGGCTAATATTTCTATAGAAGCCTCGTTAAACTGTGGATACCTTTTGCGCAAGCGTTCATACTCTTCTTCGTATATGCGTTCTAGTATTTCTTCGTTCTCGTGATTGCTCATTAGTAATACACTCCTCTTTGCACATCGATGTGGCTTGTAAACATACCGTGCCACCCGTTAAGTTTATTTTTTGAAATACAAATGTGTCGTACCGTATTCTCTTCTTCTGATGTTCCTGTCTTGCCAATGCCTATGATGACATCTGCTTCACCAGCCTTACCTGTACGCGAACCATCCAACATAGCATAGTCAATGAACTGACGGTCATGTGCCTCGAAGCTGGCCTGACTGACCGACCATACCATAAGTTTGTTACGCTTGGCAATCTCCCGCGCAAGCACATAGGTTTCCTTGAGGCGTTCGTCACCACGGTTGAACTCACCAGCAACCCTGAATTTATCTAGCTGGTCACAGAACATTACATCGGGTTCGTTTAGCTGGGCATAATCATTTAATTCATCCATAGATGTACCCACAGAATCCATGACAGTCAGGTACGGTTCTATCTCTTCGGCGTACCGCATCTTGAGTGTGTCAGATTGTTGACGCATCTCTTCACGGGTCAGTCGGAATATTGACTGTATAATTCTCAGCTTGATTTTTTCAGCAGGTTCCTCGTTAGCCCAATACACCACCTTTTGCTGTCGCCGTATGTACCCTGCGGCAATGAAGGCACAGAAGGTGGTCTTGCCTACCTCTGGACGGGCAAAGATAATACCAAGGTTGCCCCTATCCGTTCCTGACAAATGTTCGGACAACAAGTCCCAATCAAAAGGGAAGTCGGGTTCGCCTGTCTCCTCTTCCATTAGTTGTTCAAAGCCTTTGTCCATTTCACTATAGGTAGTTTTGTCCGACATCCGACCATCCTCTACCATATCAATTAGGGTCTTGAGTTCGCCAAAGTGTTCGGACTCCCCTGTAAAGATTGCTATAGCTTTCTCACCAATCTGCCGCGCACGGTCACGCACCCAGAAGTTACGCACAATGTCCATCTCTAGGTCACCAGCATCGGACATGTGGGTGGGTAGGTTGTCAACTATACCGTACAGTTCTTCCATAGCCGACAGGGGCGTGGCAGGGTTACGGTCTGCAATGATTGCCGATAGCTGTCGAGGGTGCAAGGTCACATCGTACTTCTTATGCCCGTGTGTGATTGCATCGAACACGGTAGCGTACCGTCCCTCGAACATGTCACGGGTAACAATGTTCTTTACCCGACCATAAAAGTCCTTATTTAGTATGTAGCCCAGAACCTGTAGTTCAAGGGACGTATTTTTCGAGTGTTCGTTCTCGTTCATCGTTGTTCATATCCTTCAAATCTTTGTTCAATACAAGCAAGCTGGCGGGCATGTGACCCTGTAGTTTTCTTACCAGTTGCAAACCTTTTGCTGTTGCGTCTTTATCCAACGCCACAATTACTTTATCATATCTTTTTAGGATAGGCAAGTGGCTGTCCAATAGGTTAGTACCCAGCAGGGCTATCCCCGAAAAAATATCAGATACACAGCAAGCACTAGCACAATCTTCCAAAAGAATAGCGACACGTCCTGTGCCGCAAACGAAAGGATAACCTGATTTTCCATATCTCCACCATTTTGGTTTTTGGTTTGTTAGGGTGCGACCCGCCGCATCGATAACCTTGCGACCATCCTTTACAAGATAGACCACACGGTTCATGCGAAAGTCGTAGCGAATGTCTGCGCGACCTTCTTGGTACGCAGGGTAGGCATTTACTTTTTTTACGTAAGATTCTGCCGCGTGTTCGCGGGACAGTGCCACGAAAGTATCGGGCAACTCGAAAGACCCCGTGTGAATGTCGGGTCTTGGTGTGGGCTTTACTTTGGATAGCAAAGGATGGTAGGGTGCGTCTTTCCTGATTCGGAATCCTGTCCGACCGCGAACACCACAGTCAGCGTGAAAACAAAACCACAGGCGTTCACCACCCGTGTCACTAACGCTAAACGTATTCTTTTTGCCACACGCAGGGCAGTCCATACGCAACTGACCTTCGGGTGCAATAGACAAATCTGCAACGTAATCTTTTATCCAAGATGTCATGTGTGTTTCCTTTCATGGCAAAACAGATACGCTAGAAATTATTTTCAGTCAAGTGCATTTTTGTTGTTGACGTGGGTTGACAAAACTGATACCCATTAAAGAGAACAAACCCTATAGGTAACCCTACTATGAAAAAGATTAATAGAATCAACCCTATAGCTAAACAGTTACCTAAGTTTGGTAAGCAAGTAATACCTGACAAAAGAAAAACATTACAGGATAAACAGGCAAAGAAAGAAATGTATGATGCCAAGACCGATAAAGATACTTGAACCAACAAAACCTTACAACATGATGATTAAGGTTAGTCAGTTTGAAAAACTAACTGCAATAGCAGAACACATGCAAAAGACAAGCCTAGAACAGGTAGCAGTAGCAGACATAATCCGTGACGCTATAGATGTTTACCTGAGTGCCATCGAGGAAGAAGATGAAAACTAATTTGAAAACGCCCAAGCTAAAAGTCGAAGTCATATCCCCTGCCGAAGGAAGGTGGGAAGTTCTTGTACCCGCATCGTCTGTGAGATTGGGGGAAACATCCCGCGAACTTGTCAAGTCAAAAGATTGTGTAGATTATCTGCGGCTTGTCACTGCTTATGTGGGAAAAACTGAAAAAGAATGTAAAAAATGGCTTGACGCAAACGAAAAGAACGTGGTAAGAATAGGCATACCTTATGAGGTTGCTCCTTCCCCATAAGGTTGCTTTCATGTTGTTGTGTGGAAAGCAGGGGTGGCATTGATTTGTCGCCCCTGTTTTTTTTTGTTGACAGGCAACATTTGTTTGTTGTATGGGTAACTTAATGCAAACAACACAAGGACAAAGCAGATGAATTATAGAGTAGTATCTTGGGAAAAAGATGAAAGCATAAAAGAAGTAAAAGTATTTAAGGTTTGTTCTAGCTTTCAAGAGGCCAGTACATATGTGGAAGATTGGAATCATAGCGAATATTACTTGAGTACACAATTCAATGAAGATGGGTGGCCTGACTATATATATTTTATTCAAAAGTTAAACAACAAAGGCGAGTGGGTGGAATACGACCAATTTGACTTTGAGGATGATGGAGGCTGTTTGCACGAATTAAATGAACATTGTCTTAAAGAATCTTATGAAACGCAACGGGCATCTCCTAGATACTACACAACACAAGGACAAAGCAGATGAAAAAGAAACTGTACAACGTCAAGATTGACCTGACCGTTTGGTATGACCGCAACTTTGAGATTGAGGCGTACGATGAACTAGAAGCAGAAGTAAAAGCGCGTGAGATGGCAAGGGAACAGACCCAGCACTTGATTGGTGTTGACATAGATGTGGAAAACGATGGTGGCTGGGCGTATGGTGACCAAGACTATAGCACTGCGTATGTGGAGCTAGAAGAATGAACTGCTGGCATTGTAAGCACGAACTGATATGGGGCAGTGACCACGACATATCAGAGGAAACAGAAAACTTTAGCATCCTTACAAATTTGCATTGCCCTAATTGTGGATGTGATGTAGATGTTTGGTATCCAAAGCGGGAGAATGATGATGACTAGGAAAGAGTTTTGGGAGTGGATGGAAACTTGCCCTGCAAAAGAAAACGCTGACCCATCAGGTTGGTTTCTTGCTGATGACATGGGTGATGAATGTCGTGTATTCTTTTACTTTGATGGAGACGAAGATGAAGTTTGACCCTGATAAAACTTATGGTGCAGTGGTTATGGATATGCCAATAGCCGTAGTGGATATGGAAGCTGATGATTATGTCCGTAATGAGGATGGAAGCGTCAAGCTGTTTAACATTCCCAACTATGACTATTCATACATCTGTGATGACGTGGATGTGGATTACTTAGAGGAAAGGAGTGAGTAAGATGATAACGCTCAACCTACCACCGAAACAAGTCAACGCGATGCTAGTTGCAATGGACTCTGAGATTGATTATACATTTGAGATGGGTGGCAGACCTGATTGGGAAACATTTCCAGAGATTGCCGCACTGCTAATGGCATACTATACAACACGTTGTAAATTTGAGGAGAACCAAGATGCCTAAGCAATGGACAGCATACGTTACCGTCTACCACACCTTCAAGGTAGAAGGTGACACATGGGATGAGGCGCATGAGGATGCAATCCATACCATTTGGGATGACCACATAAAAGATGTTGAAATTAATCTAGAGGAAAACCAAGATGCCTGATACACCAACAATATACATAGATGGCGAATACTTTCCCGCTAAGTGGGAGTGGCACGACAATGACGTTGTTTCACAGTGGGTGCTGGTAGCACTAGAGGAGAATGATGATGATTGAACAAGACCGCAAAGAATTGCTAAAAGTTATTAATATTATAAGGGACATAAATACGACTACAGATGAAAAATGTCCTATCACATACAACCAAGTGTGTGACCTAGAACAAATAGAATGGATACTGCGTAGGGTAGGTGTGTTCCGTAAGGTTGATGGACACTGGTCTGACTATGCGTACGCCGAAGATGTACGGGATGACACCGATGAAAACAACTAGGTGCAATGATTGTGATGGGGAAGGCAAGATAGAAACAGAACGTGCTTGCCCCGACCCAATACGCGGCGGCGAACTTGTCGGTGCAATCGAAGAATGCCCTACCTGTGATGGTGAGGGTGAGGCAGAAGAAGATACTGTAGATTTTCTGCGGATAGCCCAAGACGACTTGCGGGATTGCAGGGGTCTTGACAGTACAGCAGAATATGTGGCTAGTTTATTGGAACAACTTTATATGCTGTGTCCGTACACTAGAAATGATATCAACTTACAATGGGATGACATGAAAAATGGGTAAAGTAAAAGATTGGTTAATTGAAATGCAAGAAGATGCCGTGTGTATGACCCGTGAAGAATGGACAGACAAACACGGGGAATCTGTGATAGAAGTTTACGACAAAATACATCGTGAACTAGACATGGCGGGGCAACAACTCGATTTTTTTACGAGCATCAACTAACATGTTTCAAATCATAGGACAACACAACTGCGTTTACTGTGAGTATGCCTGTAATAAGTTAGACGAACTGGGCGTTCCGTATAAGTACAGACAAATAAACAAACCATTAAAACGCTGGTTTAGAAAACGGGGAATGCGAACTGTTCCCCAGATATGGCTTGACGGTGCGCACATAGGCGGCTATGAAGAATTGATAAAGCACTTGGAGAAAGCAAATGTACAAACCACTTCCTTACCCAACGCCTGACGTTGACCCACGCCTGACAAATGTTGTCTCGCAACTAAAAACATTGCGCAGACAAATCGATGACGCCGAATGGAATGACAAACCCGTGGCAAAAGCCAAACGTGACAAATTATCCACGCTAAAGAAACTGGTAAATGCGGGCGTACTATGGGAGCCAAAATTTTGACAAACCAATCACGACAAAAACCTGACAAACCGACCACGCTATCCCGTGATTACCCCTGCAATACGTGCGGTGAACCCGCTATGGTAGTTGAGCAGGGCAGGTTCTATTCTTGCCCAAAATGTTATCTAAAAAAACAAGGCCACAAAATAAAAGCACTTGACCACGGGGGATATTACCCGTAAAGCTTGTTTTATTACGCACAACAAAACAAGGTAACCAGCCATGAAAAAGGCCGACATAAACAAGCCAGCTTTCACCATGTACCCAAAATCCGTAAAGTTTTTGGATAACTACCCGCACAAGGTATTGAAGCAATCCAAAAACAAAAAGCTGTCCCGCGATAAATTACCCGTAATAAAAAAGGGCGAGTTTAAGGGCTATGTTATCTATACTTTGACCTTAGAAGAACGCGCCACGTGTCCGCGCGAATGTTATCACTGGGACGATTGCTACGGGAATAATATGATGTTTGCGCACCGTATAGAACACGGCGCAGAATTAGAACGGCGCATATCATTAGAAGTAAAAGAATTGTGTGACACCTACAAGGGCGTCATTATCCGTTTGCATGTATTGGGCGACTTTTATTCTGTGCAATATGTCGAACTGTGGCAGTTATTGCTTGCCCGTTTTGATAACTTGGCGGTGTGGGGATTCACGGGGCGAACTTATACCAGCGACATAGGGCGGGCTATCAAAGCAGTAAAAGACCTGTTCGGTTCGCGGTTTTCTGTTCGGTTTAGCAATGCACCTGACATCAAGTTTTCAGCAAATAGCGCAGATTTATATAAACCAGTAAAGGGTGAAAGCGCAGTATGTCCAGAACAAACGGGGTTATCCGAATCTTGCGCGGATTGTACGTTTTGCTGGGCGGCACCTGATAGGCAAGTTTTGTTTTTGACGCACTAATGACAAATTGACCACGCCAATAAAAACTTTGGGGCTGTCATGTTACTTTCGGGCGGGCTTGTCGGGCGGGCTTGGGTGCGGTGGCGGCGGGGAATCTTTGCGAGTCGCGGGGCGGGATTCCATTTTTTTTGGGGACATTTTTTGCTTGCACTGTTGCCGGGCTTGTGTCTTTAATAATCGGGCGGCGGGTTGCCGCGTAACATTAACAAAGTTAAGGAAAGTAAAAATGCCGTTAGATATTATAACAAATGATGACCGTGTTGAAATCATGGGTGACCGGATGCAACTTATACATCAGGACATAAACGACATAAGCATATATGAAAAGTTTGGTGCAATCCGGCGGGTGCCAGTCGAAGCGATAAAACCCTATGAGAATGAACCGACCATATCGGAACCTGTCCCGATGCCAAACTATTCCGCGTTAATGAACGAAGCCACGGGTGATATTCTGGATACCAGACCCGTAGCAAAAAGCTATAACCTTGTTCCGCATGATGGTTTATTCCAGCAACATGCGGGGATGTTAGATGCTGGGGAACTTCCCACCAACAATGTAGAAGTACACGATAGGCTATATGATGGCGGGCTTCGTGCGCACCGTACCATTTACTTTAACGACCTTGAAAAGCAGATAGGCGATTCAACCGACCTTGTGCGATGCCGCGTCGATGTTTTTAACAGTGTGGATATGTCGTGGGCTTTCCAAGTGTTTAGCGGGGCGTATCGTGACCTGTGCCGCAATACTCTTGTGTTTGGCGGGCAAAAATCATACCAGCAAAAAGCCAAGCATACCCGCAATCTATCGCCAACCGCTATGCTAACCAAGGCCAGCAACGGGCTTGAAATGTGGACTAGCCAAGGCCAGCAGATGCAAAACTGGGCAGGTGCCAAAATGACCCTCGAACAGTTTGGGCAGATATTGGGTGAGACCATATGCAAAAAGAATACTCTTGCCAGCAATGCGGGGCAGGGTTCGCAGGTTAATGAAAAGCTTATGAACTATCTTTTGCATAGGTTCCGCGAAGAACAAAAGGAATTGGGTTCGACCATGTGGGCGGGTTACAATGCTTTGACGCATTGGGCAACCCATACTAACGAACAATGGGAAGGCGATGACGGGAAGGTACGCCAGTCAGGCACCAAAACAGGTAAAACCCATATGGTTCAACGAAAGCGCAACGATGACGTGCGGGCAATCTTGAATAGTAATTCTTGGAATTATCTAGAACAGGTTGCCGCGTAAACATGGAAGCACTTTACGTAATTTATCGCACTATGACTGTAGTGTTAATTTGCCTAATTATCTGGGCAGTGTTTATTCAATAACGACATAGGAAAGGAACGAAACCATGTCATTAAATACCAAAGGAATACCAGCCGAACTAGCCGCAGAACTTGCCAACCTTGCCAACCGTATTGAATTGGCGGTACGGGCAGATGAACGCCAAAAAGTTGCCAGCAACATTGCCACGGGTGCCGCTACTGGCATGCACGGTGAATCCCTCGAACCCGTCAAGCAATCGCGCAAGCTTTGCCGCAAGGAACAGGAACTGATTGTCATGTTAAAGCGCGGGTTTCAAGCCGCACCAACCTTGGCGGGCAACCTTGGCGTGTCGAAGCAATATGTTTATGCCATGATTCATAACCTCAAGCGCGATGGTATGAATCTGGAAATCCGTAATGTTTCAGGAACGGCGGCACGATACCAAAAGATTTATAGGCTTGCCAAGACTGGCTGACCTGTGCTTATAATGACGGGCGGGCAGGTTTGCCCGTCCAGTTTAACCAGTTAAGAGAGTAGGAAATAGGAACCATGGATATCAATATTTTCGCCCATACCCAAGAAGTACCCAACCGCGCCAAGGTAGGTAATGCCGTAGTGAATGCCAAGCGCACTAAGCATAAAGGCTTTGACGTGTTCAAGCTTTTTGGCACCAATCAGGATGGCGCACCATTTGAAATCAACATATTTTTGGACAACGGCCAGAAGATTGCCCAATCAATCGAAGTAGCGGGCGAGTACGGTAAAGCAATCAAAGCGAACCCAGCTAACGGCTATAAGGTTGCAACCACGGGCTAACCAGCCGCGAACAGGTACCCTTTCCCGCTGGGGTTTATCGGCGGGTTACCTCCCTTAACTTGCCCCCGTCCATTGTGGCGGGGGTCTTTTTATGTGCAACCCGTTAATATTCCGCGCGGGTTGCTGTTATTGCTGGGCTTTTTGTCTTTTGGGTGTGGTGCGTGATGCTATGAATATGTAAACCGACAGGCCGCCCCCCAAGTTTTCACCTCATCAAAACCATGACAAATAGGTTACGCGCGGGTGCGCGGGCGGGTGTGTCTATGGGTTCGGGTGCTTGTTGCTGGGGTTTGGGTGTCCGTTTGGGGTGCGTGACGTTTCGGCGAGGTGACAAAAAAGATAAATATTTGGCTCGTGCGCGGGTACGCGAGGGACACCCCACCCCCCCGGCATTTGCTATGCAATCTCGACATCATTTTTGTATTTTCAGGTTATCGATATGGGTTTCCCGCGAACCCGTAGTGTACCCCGACGCTCCTTACTAGGAGATTTACGGAAATTATTCGGGGCCTACAAAGGATTTCCCGCGAACCCGTAGTGTACCCGGTGTGTATGGGGGTATATCCCGGCGGGCTTAGGCCCATTGTACAGTCGAATTTCGCATTTGTCAACCCTTTTTATTTTTTTTGTTGACACAAAGGTTAAATACCCTTAAAATAGAGGGAAGTACGGAGGGAAACCTGCATGTTCGCGGCGTTGATACTGATATGTTCGATAGGTCCTGCGCCAAATTGTGTGGAAGCCCACGATACCCGTGGTCCATACCGCACAGAAGAGGCGTGTGAGGCCCGTGTGGGCGAAATGATACGCGATGTAGCCTTCTTTGTACCCCCACCCTACGAAATTATGTACAAGTGTAAGCAAGTGACAGGTATCTGAGATGAATCTTCTTCCTCAAACCCCCAATCGCAAGCCCGCCCTAACCGAAAAACAGGAATCCTTCTTGGAAGTCCTGTTCGAGAACGGTGGGAATGTCCACGCAGCAGCCGAATCAGCCGGATACTCCCAGAGTTCCGTGTCGTGGCTGCGCGAACGCCTTGCTGATGAGATTGTAGAACGCACCAAAATCATGTTGGCGGGACAGTCCCTAAAGGCCGCGAACAAGTTGGTGAACCTGATAGACACTCCCGCCATCGAACGCGGTGATGACCTGCGTATGAAGGCCGCTGAAGCCATCTTGAACCGTGTCGGGCTAGGTAAACAGGAAACAGTCAATCACAACGTACAGGCAGTCCACGGTGTCGTCCTGTTACCCCCGAAAAAAGAAGTAGTCATTGATGGGTAAACCCCGCAAACGTGTCCTTGTCCCGCCCGACCCCGCGACATTGGACAAACCCCGTGGACCGGGGCGACCCAAGAAAGACCCGAACCAACCCAAGGCTCAGTACAAGATTTCTGACAGGGAACGTGCGCGTCGTTCTGTGCAAGCCAAGTTGCGTAATGCAAAAAAGGCCGCTGCCAGTCAAGAAATAAAGACCCAGACAAAAAAGAAGAAGGTCAAAAGGCTAAAAGAGTCTGCAAAGAAAATCGAAGCAGCCCTCAAGGGAAACAAGACACGGGTTGTTGACCAAGGTGACCTAGAGCATCTGCCCGGAGCCGTGGAAGATTTGGTGGATGGCTCTCCTGTCATCTTCAAGCCCAACCCCGGTCCCCAAGAAGACTTCCTTTCTGCCAGTGAGCAGGATGTCCTGTATGGCGGCGCAGCAGGGGGAGGAAAAAGTTTTGCCTTGCTTGCTGACCCACTTCGGTATTGCCACAACGCCAATCACCGTGGCCTTCTTCTAAGACGCACACTCGACGAACTAACCGAACTCATCGACAAGTCCAAGCAGCTATACCCCAAGGCGTTTCCCGGAGCAATCTTCCGCGAGGCAAAGTCCACTTGGGTGTTCCCGTCTGGGGCAACACTCTGGTTCACGTACTTGGACAGGGACAAAGATGTCACTCGTTTCCAAGGACAGGCGTTCAACTGGATTGGCGTAGATGAAATAACCCAGTACCCCACACCTTATGTATGGGACTATCTGCGTTCTCGCTTGCGTTCCACAGACCCCGAACTCCAACAGAACTTGACCATGCGCTGCACAGCTAACCCCGGTGGTGTTGGCGGCTGGTGGGTCAAGAAAATGTACATCGATGCCCACGAACCCAATATGGCGTTCGGTGCAAAGGACCTAGAAACAGGAAAAACTTTTGTGTGGCCAGACGGTCACAAGAAGGCAGGTCAGCCGTTGTTCTACCGCAAGTTCGTTCCTGCGCGGTTGACTGATAACCCCTTCCTGATGGCAGATGGCCAATATGAGGCCATGCTTCGGTCACTCCCGGAAGTCGAGCGTAGACGACTATTAGAAGGGGACTGGGATGTAGCGGAGGGAGCCGCCTTCCCGGAGTTTTCACGGGTGCGTCATGTGGTGGAACCTTGGGACTTGCCAACCAACTGGCCCCGCATACGTGCAGCCGACTACGGCTACTCTAGCCCCTCTTGTGTCCTGTGGGGTGCAATCGATTGGGACAACAATATCTGGGTCTATAGAGAATTGTACGTAAAACACTTGACAGCGGAACAATTAGCTGATAAAATATTAGAATGTGAGGAGTTGGACCCACAACCACATTACACAGTCCTTGACTCCTCATGCTGGAATAAAACCGGATTCGGTCCGTCCATAGCAGAAACTATGATGCGGGCTGGTGTTAGGTGGACTCCCTCAGACCGCAACCGTCTTCAAGGAAAAATGGAATTACACAGGCGGCTTGCTGACGACCCCTACTCTAACGAACCACGAATGCGGATTTTTTCTAATTGTAAGCATATAATCGCACAGCTATCGGGCATTCCACTCTCCAAAACAAACAGTGAAGATGTAGACACCAGAGCAGAGGACCATGCCTACGATGCGTTGCGTTATATGGTTATGACGCGAACCAGCGGATATACTTCTATACATAAACAGTTGCAAGGTATCAAAGACCAAGCCTTCCAACCTTTTGACCAGACCTTTGGATACTGATGGCAGAACTCGACCCTAAAACCGCAACTCTCCGTGAGGTTGCCCAAGCCTACGCCAAGAAGTCTGGGCGTGAAAAAACCTTTATGGGTCCGGCTTTGCAATTCTTCAAGGACATTGCAGACGAACCCGGTTCGGCGTTGCGGTTGTTTGAGAAGGATGCCGAAGGAAACACTCTTCTTTCCAAAACGTTTAAGGGTAGCGAAGACTCTTCTACAGTCAAGACAGCTATGCAAAACCTTCGCCAAGTCGGTTTGACACTGAAAGAATCTGTAGGTCCTGATACACCAGAGTACAAACTGCTTCCGGACAAAGCACCCAATACCGATTTAAACAACCGTATTTTTGGACGCAGCGAACCTGCCAAGGCTCTATCTGAGGTTGCTATCAACCCTGACAAAGCAAAAATGAGCCAGTTGTTTGCAGGGGTGGCAAAATACCTAGACGACCCTAAAACACGTTCTACTGCACAAGCCATTATTTTTAATCTCAATACGGGTCTCCGTCCCAATGCTGCCGCTGGCTTACAGGTATCTGCCTATAAGCCCGATAGTGGCGCAATATACATCGAAGCTGAAACCAAAGGTGCCAAAGGTCGCGCCGTTAATATTCCCTTGAACCCTATTGCAGATAGTATCCTACAGGAAAACCTAGCTGCGGGCAATAAAGAAAATTTCTTTGTCAAGCCAAACGGCAAGGTTGTCACATCTGCAGACATGACAGATTTGCTAAAAGATGTCAAGGTAAAAGATATAGCCTTCGACGCATCTACAGGCAGATATTTTGACACCCTAGCACCTGCAGGATTTAAAGGTAAAAAGGGTTCGTCCCTGTTGCGTAACATCCATGCTACTGTGGGACAGTCAATCGGCGTAGACCAAGACCGACTCGCTTATCTGCAGGGTCGTAGTTTGAAGTCGGCGGGTAAGAGCAGCACAGGCGAACTAACAACCTATCAGCAAGCCTATCCGGGTGCTGTTGGTGAGGTGGACCGCCAGAACGCTAACATGTTTGCTACCTTCTGGGGTGAGGCCGCTGAAGAAGCCGGATTTAAAATCACATCCAAGATTCCAATGCCAGAAACCCGTATCACAACCCAAACCGCTGGTTACGAGGGCTATTTCGACCTTCCGGTCCGCGAAGAAGTGCCGACCACAGCTAAACCCACTGTGGCCTCTCCCGCTGAAGTAAATCCCGCTGCACTAGAAGAAATGAAAGCCAAGGGATTTGATATGGATAAGTTTTTAGAAGGGGCAAAAGAAGCGTTTGGTAAACTGCCCGGCCCCGTTAAAAAGTCCCTTGGCCCTATAAGTATAGGTTTAACTGCAGCTACTGCTGCCTCTACAGTTTCTGAAGTAGAAGCCGCAACAGGCTCTTCTACTCTTGCTGCTGTTGCTGGCGCATCAGAGTTTGGCCCTATAGGATATAGTGATGTTCGAGATATTGCTGCTGGACGGTCAGAACCAGACCAGTTCGGTACCACACCAGCTAGTCGTATAGCTGCCGAAGAAAAGGCGGGCTTTATTGATTTAGGACGCAACAGGGAACCTGAAGCCAACCCTGCCGCTAATCAAGGCTTCATCCAATCACAACCCTAATCTGGGAGAAAAAAGATGCCAGACAATAATTACAATTATGGCGCATCGTACATCATGGCCTCATGCACAACTTCTGTGGATGACCAAATGGGTGCGGACAAGCTATATCGTGAAGGTCTTGAGTTCGATACTCGCGCCAAGACTGATGTCTTGACAGAAGATATGCCAAAGAAACAGACGAAAACGACTGTGGATGCTTCTGTTATGCGTATGGCCGAAGAACGCGATTACTAAAATCAGATGTCAGAAGATAACTTTCTCCAACCGGAAGACGACACCACTGTCGGCGTGATGAACCCCGAAGAGCAGATGCCCGGACTTGCTGCCTATGTTAAAGGCAAGTTCGACGATGCTGAAAACGGACGATACGCGCACGAGCAGCGGTGGCTACAAGCCTACAAAAACTTTCGCGGTATCTACGATTCTACCACACAGTATCGTGACTCCGAAAAGTCCAAGGTGTTCATCCGGATTACAAAAACCAAGGTGCTTGCAGCTTTTGGTCAGATTGTGGACATTCTGTTCGCAAACAAGAAGTTTCCCCTAGTTGTGGAATCCACTCCCGTACCCGAAGGTATCGCGGAGTTTGCCCACATGGAAACACCCTTGGACCAAGCCGCCCCGCAGGAAGACCCCTACGGGTTTGCCGGGGATGGACGGGAACTTGCTCCCGGAGCCACCGAAGCCAAGGCTTTCTTGGGCGGTCTCGAAAACGAGTTGGGTTCGTTGCCCCTCGCAGAAGGTCCGGCACGTATGGGCGAACCACAAATTAGCCCTGCACAAGAAGCAGCCCTTCGTATGGAGAAAACTATCCACGACCAACTGCTAGATACCAATGCAGTCAACGTACTTCGTAACTCTGTGTTCGAGTCGTGCTTGCTAGGTACTGGTGTAGTCAAAGGCCCGTTCAACTTCTACAAGCGTGTCCACAACTGGGAACGCAACGAAGAGGGCGAACGTGAATACTTACCAACTGAAAAAACCGTTCCACGGATTGAAATGGTCTCTGTGTGGGATTTCCACCCTGACCCCTCTGCTACTAGCATCGACGACTGCGAATATGTTATTCAACGTCACCGCATGAATCGCCAACAGCTTCGCGCACTTATCAAGCGTCCGTACTTCAATGCGGAAGCAATTCAAGAGTGCTTGGCTAAAGGCCCGAACTACGAAGATAAATACTACGAAGACACCATTCGTGAGGATGAGACTGAGCCGTACTATCAGGGTAACCGCTACGAGGTTCTTGAGTATTGGGGTGTTCTCGATTCTGAACTGGCTAAAGAAGCCGGACTCGAAGGCGCAGAACAAATGTCTGAGTTCGACGAGGTTCAGGTTAACGTGTGGGTGTGTGGCACTATGGTTATACGCTGTGTGTTGAACCCCTTCACACCAGCCCGTATTCCTTACCAGATGTTCCCGTACGAGGTCAACCCCTATCAGCCGTGGGGTGTTGGCGTAGCTGAGAACATGGAAGACGCCCAGAAGCTTATGAACGGTCACGTTCGTATGGCTATCGACAACCTAGCCCTAGCTGGTAACCTCGTCTTTGACGTGGACGAAGCAAGTTTGGTTCCCGGTCAAAACATGGACATCTTTCCCGGAAAGATTTTCCGTCGTCAGTCGGGTGTGACAGGAACAGCCATCAACGGTCTCAAGTTCCCGAACACAGCAGGTGAAAACTTGCAGATGTACCAGATTAGTCGGCAGCTTGCTGACGAAGAAACGGGCATTCCGTCCATCATACACGGACAGACAGGCGTTAGTGGCACAGGACGTACCGCTGCAGGTCTTTCGATGCTGATGGGTTCTGCGGGTTTGTCTATGAAGACAGTTATCAAGAACGTGGATGACATGCTCTTAAAGCCGCTAGGTGAAGCTTACTTCCAGTGGAACATGCAGTTCAACGAAGAAGCAGAAGACATCAAGGGCGACCTAGAAATCAAACCACGTGGCGTAGCCGCAGTTATGCAAAAAGAAGTTCGTACACAGCGTCTGACTTCCCTACTGCAAACGGTATCTAACCCTATGCTGGCTCCGTTTATCAAGATACCGAACCTGATGCGCGAACTGGCGATATCACAGGACATCGACCCTGATAGCCTAGTGAACGATGCCAACGAAGCGCAACTCTACGCAAAGATGTTACAAGGAATGATGGCCAATGTACAACAAGGAACAGGCGAAGATGCTGGGGCCGCTGCTGGCCCAGCCGGAGATATGGGCGGGGTTGGAGGAGTATCTCCTAACCCAGAAGGAACAGACGTTCAAGGCTCTGGTAACGGCACAATCGGAGTCGGAACTGCGCCAAATGCAGGGGAAAGCGGCTTTACTGGAAACGCTCCTCAAACTTAAACAAAATCACGAGGCAATAGTTAAGAATGGTTGACCGCATTGACATAGGAATGGATGATGATACAGATGGGACAGAGACACCCTCGTTCTTTCAAAGTCAGCGCGTCATCTCCCCTACGGAGTACGGAAGCAGCTTTGTCAACTTCTATAACACGTCTTTGGGTCTTCCTACTTTGGAAGAGGAAACAGGCATTGAAGTTGAAACGCCCGAAGTAGAGTTGGCCACCCCCACAGTACGAGATACAACAACGGGCGGTGACGACTTCCAACCTAACATCCTAGAACAGACTGCGTTCGGTACGGGCGACCCTATGAATGAAGTCGTGTTCGGTACGGGTACAGGAAACTTCGACAGCTACTCTGACTACCTGATGAGTGGGACCGACGGTAAGTTTAGCGACAGGGTTCCACTGGTGCAAAATGTTATACAGCCAATAGCCGAAGGTAGATACAGCGACATTAAGTTTG